CTCACATAAGGTTGGAAACCTGTACTCTTCTGTAGTAACGGTTTGAGTTAGTCTGAATACGACCAAGCCTATCAGAAGCACCAGAATCAAGTTTACCTTCAGCAAATGGGTTAGCAACAAGACCATAACGAGTCTTGAATCCGATTTTTGGTTGGAAGGTGTTCTCACCAACGGCACGAACCATTTGGAGAGGAACATAAGGACAATAGAAGAGACCTGCATCATAAGGGGAAGAACCCTTATAACCGACAACATAGTACTGACCACCAGTTGCACCAGTTGCTGGGTTACCAGCACCACCCGAATATGGGTCGATATAAACTTTATACTTACCGTTAAGAATACCAGCAAAAGTATTGCCAGTGTCGTCTACGTTAAGGTTTGCATTGAGTGCAGGGGTGTAGTCAAGGAGACCTGCCATCGAGAGAGCAGAAGCAACGTCAGAAGAGCACATAATGATGTTGCCCTTTCCACGACGAGTTCTTTGTGCGATTGCGTTAGCATCACGCTCGATTTGGAAAATAAGACCCTTGAACTTCTCAACTGACCAACGACCGTTAGAATCAACGTCAAGGTCAAAAGTACCAGCAGTAGCAGTGTTGAACTGAGCACCAGCTTCAGCAGTCTTGTAGATGGTACGAATAACTTCACGGTTGATTTCAGCAAGAATCTCTGTTGAGAGAATGTTTGCTAATTCCGCTTCAGCATTCAGACCGTGGATTGCCTTGAGGTCTTGTGCGAGTTCAAGTGAGTACTCAGCCTTGAGTGCTCTTGACTTTGCAGTAACGGTGACTTTCTCGATTGAGAACGCCATTTCGTTGAAGTTTTCAGAACCTGATTCACCAAGTCTTTCTGCGTCAACGGTGGCCATACCACCACCGACGTTATAACTTTGCTGGGAAGTACCAGCAGCATTAAGAAGACCAGGGTTGCTTCCAGATTGTGAAGCAGTAGTACCGAAACCTACGTTTGCTTGTACCTCTGGATCAACAGCATACTGGGATCCGTTGCCCTTTCTACCAGAGAACTGAGTATCAACTTCATCAAAGAATGCTTCAGCACCAGTCTGGCTAGTATAACGTGAACGCATTGCGAAGATGAGTCCTGTAGGACCGTTCATTGGTTGAACACCTGCGAGGTCATAAGCGACCAAGTTAGGCATTGAACGTCTGATCAATGAAATTAGAACTGGATCGAAACCTGCTACTGGACCACCTACGGCAGCATCACCAGAGAAACCAGCAGTACTGCTAGTTGAACCACTATAGGAGGGTGCTTCGCCGAGGAATTGTCTTTCCTCACGAAGGAATTTTTCTTGATTCTCCAGGAGAACTGCGGTTACCATTCTACGATGTGAATCTTTGATTCCATCAAGTCCCTGATAGTCAAGGAGTGGTGCCCACTTCTCCTGCAGATGTTCTGCGTTGAACATTTGCATTTGTTTTACCTCTTTAAAAAATTTTAGTTTGATTGTTATAATTTAAAAATCACTTTTTAGAAACTCTTTGGAGTGCATCGAGATAATATGACATCGAACCAGATACTGGTTGCGAATAATCAGTTTCTTCTGCGATATAATCCGAGTTGTCTCTTTGAGTACCAGCGTTTCTGGGGAAATAAGATTCCCTTAATGTTACCAGTTTCTCACGATAGCTACCTTCACTATCAAACTCAACATTTTCTGCAAGAGAAGCGAGTTTATCCTTCTGAGAAAGTGCGAGACCCTCAGAAACTTCGGCAAAGATTACTTCAGTAACCGACTCTGCTAATCTTCTATTCAGAGCAACATTCCTATGAATTTGCTCATTGAGTTTGGACTCCATATCATCAAGTTTTTCTACCATACTCTCAAGTACATCATATCTATCTTCAGGGATTGTTACATAATGATCTTCAAAAAGACCTTTCATTCCTTGAAGGAATGATTCGGTCATTTCAGTCTTAAGTCCCTGCTCTACTTCGAGAGCATTTTCTTGTAACCATTCTTCTGAAACATACTCAAGGTATGCATCAAGACGGTCAGTTAATTCTTCTCTAATTACTTCTACTTCTTCAGCAAGCTTTTGCTCATATTGATAAGCAATTGCTTCTTCGATTTGCTCGGTTCTAGCATTCAAAGCAGCTTCGAAAACTGTTTTTGCTTTTACCTTGAAATCTTCGGAGAGTTCTTCACCAGAAAGAAGTGCATTTACGTCCTCTTCGATTTCTTCTTCGATTTGGGCAAATGCCTCTTTCATTGCTTTTTCTTTTTCGTCCTCTTCATCATCTTCTTCACTATCCTCATCTTCACCTTCTTCGTCATCCTCATCCTCATCATCTTCCTCATCTTTTTTGGAAGACTTTTTCTTTGCTTCGGAAACTACTTCATCTTCATCATACTCAGTCTCGTCATCAATGAGTTCTTCTTCCTCATCTTCTTCGACTGATTCCTTAGCAAGGGACTTCATAGCATCTGCTGCTTTTGCACCTTTGTTTACAACATTCTTAACTTGCTTAAGAGTTGCGCCAGGAGTTGAAAGTTTTGCAGAATCATCATCTGGTTTGTAGTTCTCTGGAGTTGGTCCTCCAAGATCTTCCCAACTACCAGTTTGACCATCAGGAATGCCTGTGGTTAACTTCTGCATTGGTTCTGCTGCTTTTGCTCCCGCATTCACAGCAGTTTTGGATTGTTTAGTGCCTGTTTCCATTTCTTGTAAGTTTTTACCACGGGACATTTTAGATCTCTCCGATTAACCTGTATGTTTAATCTTTATTTATTTATAATTTAAAGATTTGATAAAAAGTTTTGGAACAGATCAACTTTTTGTTCTTCCAAACGTTTTTGGTCTACTAATGTGTTTATTTTTCTCTTTGCTGCTTCTGCGGCTCTTTCACGAAGAATTCCACCTTCCCAACACCACTCTTTTCCTTCCATAATTCCGTTCACAAAAGCATCAGGAGCAGAAGGGTCAGCAACAAGATCTGCTGCTGTTGCTAGCATAAAATCTTCACCAACTACAGAATAACCTTCATTAGTTGGAATTAATGAACCAACACCACGAGAAGAAACTCCAAGCATCACACCTTCACCAAGAAGAGATTCGGCAATTTTTCCCATAGGAGTGGAAAGAATTTTTGCTCTTCCTTTAAAATTATCTCCAACTCTCTCCAAACAAACAATTTTATGAGAAACTCTATCGAGATTTAAAGATGGTCCATCAGGATGACCGAGTTCTCCAAGAGCACGACCTTT